TCAGCCGGCGAATGCACGCTTGCTGGCTGGACGAGACAGGCGCCGGGTCAACGGTCGCCTTGAATTCGATGTACAAACCGAAGTACCCGCCGCGGGCCATGGTCAGCACCAGGTCGGGGATGCCGGCCTTCACGCCCTGAGCCTTGAGCTTCAGCGCCACGCCCTTGTGCCGGTGACCGCCGTTCGGGACGTGATAGATCAGCTCGAACACCTCGGGATAGCGCAGCTGGATCTCTTCGAGCAGGGCGGCCTGCTCCTGCCCTTCCCGGTCGACGGGCTTGGCGCGGGCCGGCTTGGCCTTGAACGATCGAAGGGCGGGTGCATTCATGCGATCAGCACTCCTTCGTGGAGCAGCAGCGCCTGGGTGCGCATGACGCCCTCGGCGTGGTACTGGCGCGCGGTGTCGCGGTCCACTGCCCGACTGCGCCCGTCGCAGGCGTCGTGACAAGCGCTGCAGCACCAGGCGCCTTGTAGGTCGTGCGGCTTCTTGCCGACGCCGCAGGTGCCCGCCAAGCGATAGTGCGCAAGGACAGTGGTCTCAGGGTTGCCGTTGCACACGCCAGGGATGCGCACCTGGCACTCACGACCGCGCGCGGCCTTGGTCAACTTCGTTTGGCGCATAGATCAAGCTCCTAGCTGATGTGTTCAACGGCCTGCAAGGCGGGCGCGCATGGCCGACAGGGCGTTGTTGCCAACCTCTGGCGTCCGGCTACCGGCAACTTCAGCGGGAAGCGCCAGCGGCATCTTCTGCAGCGGTTCTCCGGCCATGATTCGGCGGACGGCGATGGTGTAGTTGCGCTCGTACAGTTTCGAGCAGGCATCGGTTGGCAGTTTGTTGAGGTTCTCGAAGCCGCACTCCTTGGCCGCATGCCACACAGCATCGTGGCTCCAGCTGCCCCGGCCAGCCATCGCAGGATGGGCGTTCCGAGTAGCCTCGCGAAATGCGGCCGCCAAGGTTGGAAGGCCAAGCATCTCCGGCGATGGCTGGCACCACTCGATGAATTTGCCGGGGGCGGGAATGAATTCACGTCCTGACTGGCGGCAGCGCATTAGACCGAACTGCAGCTGCTCGGGGGTGTTGATGCCTGCCTCAAGGAACGCTGTCAGCCACTGCTGCTTGGCGGCCTTGTACGTGCTCATATCCGGCCAGGCCTGTTTCCAGGCGCTGAAGATGGTCCGCAGATCACGGAACAGCCGATTGATCACTGCAGCAGTTTTGCGATCGAGCTCGGCCTTGATCTCGGCGGGAAGCGTGTCCCCAGCAGGGATGTACTGGCCGGTTTGAACTTTGGCCCATAGACCATGGGCGATGGTGGCTACCTGGTTCATTGGTCATTCCCCCCTTTGAGCCATGAGGTATCGTCGTCATCGAAAGCGTTCGATTGCTGCGCGCTCGGCTTGCCGGTAGCGGATCGAGCTGCCCGGGCCAGGTCCGATTTCACCCAGTTGACGAGGGCGGCGAGCCATTGCTTCTCGGTCTGCACCAAACCCTTCGCGTCGTGGTGCAACACGAACCCGGCGATTGCCTTGGAGCCGAAGTTGTCCAGGGTGAGCCCCGAACGGAGTGCATACGCTTTGAGCAGGTCCTGATCCGGCACCCACTCCAGGAACATTTCGAATGGCTCGCGCAGAGAGTGAGTAGATTGGTTAACTGACGGATTGGGTGCAGCTGCTGCACCCCGTTCTGCTTTTTCCTGCACCCCGTTCTGCTGCGAGCTGCACCCCGTGCGGTTTCCTGCACCCCGTTCTCTACGAGGTGCAGCAGATGCACCTCGTTTAAGTTGAAGGTCGTACACAATGGGACGGCGATCACGGCGGTCAATGTAAGCTGCCGCGATAGCCTGGTTTCCTGCCACGATCCAGCCAGCTGCTTCCAGCTCGTCGAGCTTTAGGCGGATGGTGCGCTCGGACAGGCCGGTGTCCTCGGATAGCGTTGCAGCCGACGGGAAGGCGCCGCGGCCATCGGTACCGGCATAGTTGGCGAGGCAGAGCAGGACGTGACGAGCTGCAGGGTTCTCCAGGGAGGATTTCGGAATAGCCAGGGCCCAGGTCATGGCTTGTACACTCACAGCGAACCCCCAGCCTTCAGTTCAGCGAGACGCGCCAGTCCTCTCGGGGTGACCAGAGGATCAAACGCGGCGCGCTCGATACCGGTTTCCGGGTCGGGCTTCAAGGCTGTCACCTTGTGCTTCATCAATCCCGAGGTGACGCGGGGCTGGTAAGCGATCCATCGCTTTGAACCCTTGCGGCGGAATATCCAGCGGTTCTGCTCCAGCCAGTCGAACAATTTCGATGGGGCAACCTGAAGCTGCTTGGCCGCATCGGTGATGCAGATGGCCCCACAAGCAGCTGCCAAACGCTGGATTGCTGCGACCTTCGGGGCTTGCTTCTGAATGACCTGATGGAGCTGATGGTTCTGCTCTGCTTGATCGGCGGCCAGTCGCAGCGCCTCAGCGAAGGTTTGGGGGATCTGGACCTCCGCCAATACCCGCGCCTCAAGCTCCTGCCAGCGGTCGATAATCTTGGCGCGCAGTTTGGCGTTGTATCCGGATACCAGCACCAGAGTATCGCGCTGGCTAAGTAGGAACTCTGGATAGGATTGGCCGTTTTGTGGGTGGGTGTATTGGGTTTCCTCAGATTTGAGGACACCCTCTGCAGCCAGGCGCCGTGCGTCCCGCAGCACATTGTCATGGCTCTTGCCAGTGAGCTGCGCGATTTCGCGGGTGGACATTACCTGACGCGCCAGCTTCGGCGAATTACCAATATCTGACACAACAGCCTTGGTATTGCTCGCATCGATTGCGGAGTGCATAATCGACCTCGATATGTTGTTGAAGAAGCCGGGCTGCCACCCGGTTTTTTTATGCCTGCGATTCAGGTACTGGATGGATCAGCAGGTGTTTCGGTCATCTACTGGCTCAGTGCCAGATCAGTCATGATTTAAATGTCAGGCTGCTTCTGGATCGCAAGCCGTTGGCGGGAAGACATCGTCAAGGCTGCACTCGGCGCCTAGCCCGTTCAGCGCAGCGACAATCTTCCGGGCCGCATCCAGGCCGACACACCGTCGCCCGGCCTCGTAGTTGGCCAGACGCGACTGGTTCCAACGGAGCTCTCGGCATAGCCGGGCTTGGCTAATCCCCGCAGCTACCCGGATCTTGCGAACGTTGTTCATTCGGGGTTCCTCAATGACTAGCACTCAGGATAAACACGCATCGTGTTAATATCAATCACAATAAGTGAAAGCCGTGTATTTCATTTCGTGATGAAATCCCGCGCATGAATGAATCACTGAGCCAGCGCATTAAGCGCTTGAGAAAAGCGACGGGAATGTCCCAGGCCCAGCTGGCAGATGCTTGCGGCTGGAAATCGCAGTCACGCGTCGGAAACTATGAAGCAGGTACACGAGAGCCAACGCTGGCGGATATTGCCGCTATGGCAGCTGCCCTTGGAGTCGACCAATCCGAGCTACTCCTGAGCTCTGCGGCAGTGACCGAGGTTTCGGCGCCAGCCCGGAGTACGACTGATCTTGTCAGGCAGATGCTCGCAAAGAGCGGCAAAGGCATTCCGGAAGAGGCCCGTCAGCGCCTCCTTGCTGCGGCTGAGGAGCCGAGCGCCAGCAGTGTCGTCGCGGCTGACTTCGTTCGCCCAGGCCTCGTGGGCGATGAGGTGTGGATTGCTCACTACGACGTGCGCGGAGCAATGGGCGATGGTGAAGTAGCTCACGACTTCCCTGAAATGCTGCAGGACATCCGCGTCAGCCCTACTCACCTGCGAGAGATGGGAGTCGAGTTCAAAGAGCATTTCCATCTGAAGCTCATAACGGGTGTCGGTCAGTCCATGGCCCCTACCATCAAGAGTCGCGACCCGTTGGTCGTTGATATCAGCATCCGTGAATTCGTGGGCGACGGGATTTACTACTTCTCCCATCAGGGCCATCAGTACATCAAGCGCCTGCAGAAGAAGGGTCGCGATCATTTCAAAATGATCTCGGACAACACGAATCATCCACCTGAAGACATCCGGGTGGATGAGACCTACATCCAGGCGCGGGTGCTGCTGGTGTGGAATGCGCACCTGGTCTAGAAGGCCGGAAACCGCATGCAACTTACATCAGAGCCCAAAGAGAAAATCAGCGTGGCAGGGAAGGTAGGCTCGTAGTTGGCCGTATTTCAGTTCGCCTCGCCTTCCGTATAGACGGGTGGTCCGGCGGATTTTTTTGTTCAGGGAAGAGCCTGCGTAGAACGGGCCTTCGTAATCATTGTGGTGACGGGGAGTTTGTATGCAGCAGAACGCGCAGCCGCTGGTAGCTCAATTGAGCACTCACGACGTGGCTAGTGGCATTGCAAAGTGGGCGATCTCGAGGGGGCTGATGGAATCATTGCCTGCTGGTGTCGATGATCAATACCTCTCAAACGTGGCACCCATGCCCATGTCTCATGACGCCGAACAGCTGCTCAGACATAA